CCCCCGCTGGAAAGAAAAAAGGAGGGGTTTGCTCACTCCACTACGTTACGTTCGCAAACCCATTCATAAACGGCTCAAAGGGGGAGGGTCAGCGCCCGCCCGGTAGGTCGGGCGCTGAGAGGAAGAAAAAAGCGCGAACCTGTCCGAGCGGTCAGTTCCATGTTCGCGCTTTTTTCTTATACAGGCGGCATCCATGCCGCCCCGGCGCGGTGTGTGAATTCTGGTCACACGCTCCCCACGGTTAGCAAATAGCGAACCCTACTCCGCTAATCCGCTAAATACTGCCCCCCGGCTCCCACCGCCGTGAGCGCCTCGGGCTACGCCCTCGGCGGACGGCGGCCAGCTTGTTTGTGAAAGCACCCCTGAAATCCGCAACGCGCAACATCTTCCGCTATACCGGCCGGCGGGATTCATTTTTAAGTGAAACCAAATCGGCTGATACGGGCAGGTCTTACCGCCGGCCGGCCATTTGTGATGGCGAAAGCGCCGCTGAAAATCCGCTATGCGCCGCCAGTTGTGAGGGCGAAAGCACCGCTGAAAATCCGCTATGCGCCGCCTGATGTGAGGGTGAAAGCGCCACCCGTCCGATACCCGTCCGAATGTCACTATTGCCTCTCTGTAAGCAATTTTCCTTATATTTTCATTCTTTTTTCTATATATACTTATTATTCTTTTCTTTGTCATTTTGTCATAAAAAAAAATAAAATAAATAAAACATAGTAATATAGCTATACTATATAGCAATCAACCGCAACATTTTCCAATGACACTAATTCTCTTTTTTTTGCAAAAAATAGCGTCACTCGGTGACACCACCTGTCACCGCTTTTATTTCAGGGGGGGCGCGTCTCTCCCCACTAATTGCCATAATCCGCCTTGCTCATTTTCAAACCATGACCAAAAACCAATCAAAACCGCTCATTTCCCGATAAAAAAAATTGGGGCGCAAGGGGACACGCAAAAAAAGCGCAAAAAACGCAAGGCAAGCGCCAAAAAAACGCAAAAAAGCGCCGGAAACGTAGCAATATATAGCAAAATAAAGACCACCATAGTACCAAAGTACCATTTTCTTTAATTTCTCCAAAATATAGTATAATACCACAAAAAATTTAATTTGGGGGACGCATGGAACCGTTGCTGACGATTTCCGATCTGGTGGAAATAATAAAAGTAAAAGAAAAAACAATCAGAAAATATGTCCTGGAAAACAGTATTCCCTACATAAAAGTGATGGGCTTTATCCGCTTTCGACCAACGGAAATTGAAAAATGGCTGGATGAACGCAAGAAAAACACCAAACGAATAGCGACTAATAAAAACCCAAAGTTACAGGGCGGGAGTGCTGATGAAGAAAAGCAATGAAGACGAAAAACAAGCGGCCTTGAATGTAGCGGATTTACCCTTTGAAAGCTGGACAAAGCAGAAAGGGGAAACTTCCCTGGCCCTTAGCGCCTTTTGCGCGTACCGCGACTTTGGCGCGGAGCGGAACATAATCAAAGTGCTTTTAAGCTTTGAGAAGGACGAAAAAGAGGCGCGGCGCAAATACCGGACATGGCGCAACTGGTCTGTCCAGAACCACTGGAAAAAACGCGCCGCCGACTATGACAAATACATTGACAATATGCGGCTCTCGGAGCGCCGGAAGATGATAGAGGGGCGCGAGGAAGTCCATCGGCAGATAACCGAAAAAATGCTGACGCTTGTCAACAAGAAACTCGACACTATGGCGCCGGGTGAACTGAAACAGGCCAACGTCACGGATTGGGTCAAGACCGCCGTACAGACTGAACGTGAAGTGCTGGGAATCAGCAAGGAAGAAGACGGCGAAAAGAACGGACAGCCCGAAATACGCTTTGATTCCGACTTTGAAGGGCTATAGAGCTTGAGCAACAATGTAAATTCTTTTTTGCCGACAACGGCGCAACGCAAGGCGCTTGCCCTTCTGAAAACAAAGGCCATACATATACTGCTTTTCGGCGGTTCGCGTTTGGGCAAGACCGTGATTCTTGTGATCGTGATAATCTTCCGGGCGCTGATGTATGCGGGTAGTTGTCACCTCATTTGCCGTTACCGTGCCAAAGACGCGAGATCATCTGTCCTGCACCAAACCTTGATACCGTGGCTGGACAGGATAGCCGGGCATAACGGCTACCGTTACTTGAAACACGAGAGCGTTGTCATTTTGACTAACGGCTCGGAGATATGGATTGGCGGCCTCGGCGACCGGGAGCAGGTAGACAAGGTTTTAGGCCATGAATACAACACGATTTATTTCAACGAAGTTTCCGAAATTTCCTATGCCGCCGTCACAACCACATATTCAAGGCTTGCCAAAGTAACGCCTAACTGCCGCAACCTCTTTCTCTACGACTGCAACCCGGCTTCCCCCCTCCATTGGGCGTATAAAGAATTCGTCCTGCATATCGCGTTTTTGACCGGGGAAAAACTGCAAAGCCCGGGTTATACGCAACACTGCTGATGAACCCGGCTGACAACCGGGAGAACCTGCCGGACAACTACATATCCGACATTCTAGGCAACCTTCCCGAAAAGCAAAAGGCACGGTTCCGCGATGGCGCCTGGGTGATACCCGAAGACGCAATTTACGGCAACTTTGCGGAATCCATGATTTTACGGGAAGAAGACTTGCCGGAAGAATTCGACAAATATTCTTCCGGTCAGGATTTCGGCCTTAACATCGTGAACGTCAAAATAGGCTGGAAGGGAAACACGGTCTATGTGCTTGCGGATCACGGCGCGTTTAACGTCCCCACCCGTACCTTCAATCAGGCTTTGACCGAGCGTAACTGGTTCACCGTCGATATGCCCGTCTACTGCGACCCAGCCGGGGGCGAGAGGATTCAGGAAGTCACAAACGGGACAAAGGCAAATAACAGCGTTGAAAGCGGCATTGATCATATCTGCGCCCTAATCGAGCGCAACAATTTTTTTGTCAGCGAAAAATGCGCCGGGGTACTTTCGGAGATATGGGACTACCGCCGCGACGAAGCCGGGCAGATAGTGAAAACCAACGATCATTACATGGACGCCATGCGTTACGCGATATTTTCCGATGTCCAACGGGGGGTAGTCATTTTATGAAAAGGTCTGATACCATTTATCAAGTCCCTTTTAAGCCTGGCCGATGTCAAGGTGTTATCACCCGATGAAGAATTCGCCGACTCACGGCATTACGCGCTATCCGACCCGTTCAGGAACCACGCATGGGTGAATATCGCCGTCAGCATACTAATCAGGAATATCGCAAGGGCAAAGTTTTGTATCTACCGCAGCGGCGAGGAAGTCAGCAACGGCCCTTTGTTCGACCTGTTCAGGCGGCCCAACGAAAATATGTCCCGTTATGAGCTATGGAAGGAGACAACGGGCTGGTGGGCGATGGAAGGCGAGGCGTTCTGGTGGTTCGGTTCCGGCTACACCGGGGGACTGCCAAAAGAGATATACGTCCTTAACCCGCGCAGCATGAGGCACGAGGCGTTTCATTCCGTTTCCGGCCTGCCCGACTGCCGGAGCGCGGGGAAACATTGCCGCTGGTTTTACGAAAGCGACATGGGCCTTGTGCCGATTCTTGGGGACGAGTTGATTCACTTCCGCGACTGGAACCCGTGGGACGCGGTTCGCGGCGTCAATCCCCTGATCGCGCTCAGTCTGGAACTTGAGCAGGATCACTTTGCCAACCGCGCAAACAGCCATCTTTTACGCAACAACGCCGTCCCGCAAGGCGTTCTCAAAACAGAGCAGGCCATCCGTCCCGAGGAAGCGGACGCGATAGAAAGGCGATGGCTTAACAAATACGGGGAGAACAGCGGGAACCGCAAAATAGCGGTGCTTGGCAAGGGGACGGAGTTTCAGCCGATAACCGTCACGCCGGAGGCCATGCGCTTTTTAGACCTCAAAAAATGGAACCTTTACACAATCCTTGCGCGTTACGGCATACCGCCGAGGGTTGCGTATGTGAACGACAAGACCACCTCGCTTTCCGGGCAGGACAGCAAACAGCAGCACACGGCATTTTGGGAGTTTACCCTCGTTCCGTTGCTTCACCAGTTTGAGAGCATTTTGGAAAGCCAATTTTTTTCGAGATTCAACTTGAAGGAGGAAGGAAGGTTTTACTTGGGCGACATACCGGAGTTGCAGGAAAACGAGACGGAGCAGAGCCAGCGCGACATCGCGGAGATCCGCGCCGGACTGCGGACAATCAATGACGTTCTTCGGGAACGCGGTCGGGAACCCAAGCCCTGGGGCGATACATGGTTCCGCGACAAGAACCTCATACCTGTTGATGGTTCCAACGGAGGGGAAAACCATGAATAGCGGAGACACAATTCTAATCGCAAGCACAAGCGAGCCGATTATTGATTACGTCACCAAACGACTAAAGGAAAACGGGGTAAACTGCAAAATCCACCGGACGCTAAAACAAGCCGATCTGTACAACTGTCTGGCGCTCCACAGCCCGCAAACACTGCTCATCGAGGGCAGTTTTTGGTTCGGGGCCACACCGGAAGAAATGCTGGACCTCGTTAATCGCTACAACAATCTACGGATATACGCTTTCGGCCTTGCTGATTACACGCTCCACTACATAAAAAGGCTTATCCACGCCGGGACTGACGGCTACCTGAACGCGAGACAAGGGCGGCCAATTTTCCGGGAGGAACTAAGACAGGCCATATCCGGGAAGCTGGTCATACCGCCTGAAATCGAAAGCGACGGTCTGGACTACCTGCCGGAAAGCAAAATCCGCCTTACACCCGGCGACATGAAGCTTGTAGACCTCATCTGCGAGGAAATGGACAACAAAGGAATAGCGAGGGCGCTTAACCTGGCGGATCAAACGGTCAGGAACCGCCGCGCCGACTTATACGCAAAATTGAATGTAAATAACACAATCGGATTGTTAAAGTGCCTTTTTCGCAAGGGCATTTTGAATCTCAATGATTTTTTAGCGANCTAAAAAGGTATCACATACCATTTAGGAGGAAATGATGATTATCAGGACTAAGGGCGGCGAGTACCGGGCGGGTGAAGCCTCGGCGCTGCTGGATTNTTTAGGCGTGAACAGGAAAACAGCGGGGCCGCAAAAACTTTCCGGCGACGTGGAGCTTATCGCGTCCGTCCCCTTCCTGCTTTCCGCTGACGTGGAAGAAGGGCAAGGCTACCCGTGGACGCTGACGACCTACGACCTCGACCGTTTCGCGGAACGCATTGATCCCGCAGGCTGGGACATTCGCGGCTACCTCGAAAATCCGGTTGTCGAGTGGGCGCACAGGTACGACATACCCGCAATCGGGAAAATCGAGGCCCTTGTCGCCGATGACCGGGGGCTTCACGGGCGCGTGTTTTTCAACGGCAAGGAATACGACCAATTTGGGTGGTCAATCGGACAGCGCGTAAAAGCCGGGGTAATCCGCGCCGGGTCTGTCGGCTTCCGTCCGCTTGAAATCGAAATCCCCGGCAAGGAAGACGGCAAGGACGGGACAAGGCTTATTTTCAGGAAACAGGAGCTTCTTGAATTCAGCATTTGCAACGTCCCGGCGAACCCTCGCGCCCTGACAGACGACATTCACCGTTTTACGAAAACAGAAACCACACAGGACACAAACCAGCCCAATTTTTGGGGCTGGCTAATTTATGGCAATGAAGGAGCCTAACGTATGGAGAACGAAACGCTGGAAGCTGTAAAAAAACAGCTTGTCACAATGAAACAAACCCTGCAAACGGGGTTTACAAGTCAGGAAGTGGCGAAAACCTATTTTCAGGAAAACGAGCAGGTACTTGAAGGGGTAATCAAGACGCTTGAGACCATCACCGCGGGGGCTTCCGAGGTGGAGGCCCATAAAAAGACCGTCGGGTCACTGCGCGAGGAAATCAAGGCACAGGCCGCCAATCCCAAAGAGCTAACCGAAAAGGAACTGTTCTACAGGCTGGGCCGTGGTATCGCCGCCACGCGCCGGGGCAACAACGCGGTTCTGGCGGAGCTTGGCTTTTCGCCGAATTCGGGCGAGGACAACTGGACGAACCCGAAGGACGTTAGCTGGGTCATGGGCAAAGGCTGGATAGCGCAAAGGGCGGCCCCCGGCGACCCGATGGGCGATATGTCCACTTCCGACAAGTTTCTCATTCATCCCTCGTATGAGAATGAGTTAGTCGCTATCGCCGAGAAAAAAAGCGTCATGATGCCGCTTGTGGAATCCTCCCCCATGACAAGCGCCTCTGACATCATCCCCATCGAGGAAGACGTAAACATCAACCTTGAATGGCTGACGGCCTACGGCGAGGAAATCAGGGAACTTGAACACCCGAAGATTGAAAACGTCGAACGCAAGGCCCTCACCTGCGCCGGGTATTTCCGCTATAACGGGGAGTTTGGGGACGACAGCTTCATCGACCTGGGAAACTTTTTGTAAAGAAATTCATCGGCTCCTATGCCCGTGAGTTTGACAAGCAGTGCCTTGTTGCGTCTAACGCTCCTTTTACGGGCGCTCTGGCGACTAACAGGGCGGTCAATGTCGAAATCAAGGGCAGTGCCATTGCCGATCTGACCTGGGAGGACTTCAGGGACGCAGTTCTGAAAATCCCCGCCGAGGAACGCAAAGACTGCCGCTGGTTCCTGCATGAGACCGTCCTTAACCATGTGATGAACCTGAAAGACGACAACGGCAACCCGATAGTCCGCCGTCCGATGGAAAAAATGCCGGGCGTGATTGACCTCTACCCCTACCACGAGTGCCACGTCATGCCGCAATTCACCGAGATTGAAGACGACACGCCTTTCGCCGTCTTCATGAATCCCCAGCGGATCAGCCACGGCTACCGCAAGGGCATTGAGCTTAAGAAGTT